TTTGCGTATGGCTGAGGGTATTACCACTTCTGGTCAGTTGAGTATTCGTTGGATGGCAAATAAGTTAAATGCCTTCATGAACAAAACTCTAAAGACTGAAGACAAAGACTTTGTAATTGCGATTGATACGGATTCAATCTATCTTACACTTGAACAACTCGTTGAGTCTGCATGTGAAGGTAAGACTGATGAGCAGAAAATTAAATTCATGGACAAGATCTGTGAAGATGTTTTCCAACCATTCATTGACAAAGGTTATCAAGAACTAGCCGAGTACATGAATGCATATAGCCAGAAGATGCAGATGAAGCGAGAAGTTCTTGCGGACAAAGGTATCTGGACTGCAAAGAAACGCTACGTTCTCAATGTGCATAACTCTGAGGGTGTCCAATATGCTAAACCAAAGATCAAGGTCATGGGTCTTGAAATGGTTAAATCTTCAACACCAGCAGTTATTCGTGACATGTTAAAAGATTCGCTCAATGTTATTTTGAAAGGTAATCAGAGTGAACTACATAGTTATATCATTGACTTCCGAGAACAGTTTAACAAGATGCCAGTTGAAGAAATTGCCTTTCCTCGTGGTGTGAATGGTATGCGTCAATATGCAGGCAGTCCAATCTATACAAAGGGAACACCTATTCATGTAAGAGGTTCTTTGTTATTCAATCATTATGTCAAACGCATGGGTCTTGAAAAGAAATATCAAAGTATTCGTGATGGTGATAAGATTCGTTTTGTTTATGTTTCGAAACCAAATCCTTTTAACGAAGATGTGATTGCATTCCCACAAGAGTTGCCCAAAGAATTTGGGTTGCATCAATTCATTGATTATGATAAACAGTTTGAAAAGACTTTCCTTGATGCGCTTGAATCTGTTATTGAACCACTCGGCTGGTCAGTAGAAGAAAAGTCATCACTGGAGGATTTCTTTGGATAATATAAAAGTAATCAAAACAGGAATCAATATTTCAAAGATATTAAAACAGTTGGAGAAATATCCAGAGGACTGGGGTGGGCAACGCAAGATGAAAGAAGCTGGTTCACTTCTCGACAAAGGATATAAAGATATAAATGCAGATGTATTACAATTAGTTATAGGTGGAGTCACGCATACTGATCAGTTTGTTGGTGATACAGATATCTGCATTAAGACGGCAGCTTATGATCGTCACACAGAGATCGTTGCGTTTCTAAAAAGACATTTCGGAAAGTTTTATCGTTGTGGTTTTCTATCACTACCAGTAGGTGGTACAGTTGGACTACATATAGATGAAGGAACATACTACCAAGACAAAGACAGATATCATCTGTCAATACAAGGTAAGTATAGATATTTTGTAGGAGATGAACATTACGATGTTGAACCAGGAACTCTACTATGGTTCAACAATAAACTTAAACATGGAACAGAGAACATTGGTGACTGCACTCGCATTACTTTTGTATTCGATGTTCCACAGAAAAAGTTGACTGTAAATAAAAAGTAGGGTATAATATATTAAAGGATAGAAATGAAAGCACTAAAATTCTCAGCATCATGGTGTGGTCCATGTCAGGGTCTTGCAATGGTTATTGCCAATGCAGAAGATAAAATTACAATTCCTATTGAGAGCTACGATATCGATACTTGTGGTTCAGTCTCGGCACAATATCAAATTCGTTCTGTCCCAACAATGATTCTTCTCAATGATGCTGGTGCCGAAATCAAACGTAAGGTTGGTGGCATGGATGAGAAAGCACTTCTTGAATTCCTGAAAGGTTAATACATGAGCATACTAGACAAAATCCGCAAGAACACTACGATCAAAGATTCGGCAATACTTTCACAATCTAAATTCTTCACAAAGAAGGATATGATTCCAACCACTGTACCAGCAATTAACATTGCGCTTTCTGGTCGCTTAGATGGTGGGCTCACTCCAGGAATTACAATGTGGGCTGGTCCATCGAAACATTTTAAAACTGCCTTTAGTTTGTTGATGGCAAAATCTTACATGGACAAATACCAAGATGCTGCTTTACTTTTTTACGATAGTGAGTTCGGTACTCCTCAGTCTTATTTTGATTCTTTCGGGATCGATACCAACCGAGTTATTCATACTCCACTTACTGATGTAGAACAATTGAAATTTGATATTATGCAACAACTACAAGGGGTTGAACGTGGTGACCATCTTATTATTGTTATTGATTCTATTGGTAATCTTGCGTCTAAAAAGGAAGTAGAAGATGCATTAGAAGGTAAGTCTGCAGCCGATATGACTCGTGCAAAGCAGATGAAGTCTTTGTTCCGTATGGTTACCCCACACCTGAACTTGAAAGACATTCCACTCGTTGTAGTGAACCACACTTACATGGAGATTGGTTTATACCCAAAAGCAATCGTTGGTGGTGGTACTGGTGCAATGTATTCAGCAGATAATGTTTACATTCTTGGTCGTCAGCAAGAGAAAGAAGGAACTGAAGTTGTTGGTTATAACTTTATTATTAACGTAGAGAAGAGTCGTTATGTTCGTGAAAAGTCTAAAATTCCTGTCACTGTTTATCATGATGGTGGTATTAGTCGTTGGTCTGGTCTATTGGATATTGCCTTGGAGTCTGGTCATGTTGTTAAACCATCCAATGGTTGGTATTCCAAAGTCGATGAAGATGGGGTTGTAGAAGATAAGAAGTGGCGTCTCAAAGACACAGACACAAAAGAATTCTGGATGCCAGTTTTAATTCAAAAGACTTTCATTGAATTTGTAAAGAGTAAGTATCAGGTTGGTTCAACTGAGATCCTCAAAGATGAGGAGATGGAAGCAGAATTGGCAGCAATTGATGACGCAGAGTAACCTTAGATATGCAACTGTGCAAAGCAAGACTACTGGTCTTGACGCAATAAAGTTGCTTGAAGAACCATACTCAGGTATAATATTTACTTACGGTAAAGTTAGTTTTGATGTAGATGAAGCCAAAGATCATCTAAAGATAAAGTTTGATTACGATATTTTGCACGATCAATTGGCGTCACCAAATAATACTAGAGGTGGTTTTGTTGAAGAAGAATTTCAACAATACATTGGTGACTTACTTCAAGAACTGCTTCATCAAGAGATAGCAAAGAACAACGTAACTTATACAGGTGGCATAGACGATGAGAATAGAACAGGCGATATTATCGAATCTGATTCAGAATGAAGAGTATTGCCGTAAGGTAGTTCCACATTTAAAGAAAGAGTATTTCTCAGACCGCAAAGAGGCAGCAATTGCCTCTTTGTTAATTACATTCTTTGAGCAGTATAACAAACCAGCATCACTTGAGATTGTTTCAATTGAGATCGGCAATATGACTGGGTTCACTGACAAAGAAGTTCCAGAAATGCAGGACTTTGCTAAAACACTAACGAACTTTGAACCCAATCAAGAATGGCTAGTTGGTCAGACAGAGAAGTTTTGTAAAGACAAAGCAGTATATAATGCAATCCTAAAATCAATTAAAATTATCGATGGTGGTGATAAGGTTCATACTCAGGATGCCATTCCCTCAATACTTTCAGAAGCACTTGGTGTTTGTTTTGACAACCATGTGGGTCATGATTACATTGAAGATGCACAATCTCGTTTTGAATATTACCATAGGGTTGAAGAAAAGATTGCTTTTGATCTAGACATGTTCAATAAGATTACTAAGGGTGGTTTAAGTAAAAAGACTTTGAACATTGCATTAGCTGGTACTGGTGTTGGCAAATCTTTGTTCATGTGTCATGTGTCAGCTGGTGTTTTAATGCAGGGTAAAAATGTATTATACATAACTATGGAAATGGCTGAAGAAAGGATCGCTGAACGTATTGACGCAAACCTACTCAACCTAACCATGGATGAATTAAAGGTAATTGATAAGGACATCTTTGATACACGTATTGAAAAGATTGCCAAGAAAACTCAGGGACACTTAGTTGTTAAAGAGTATCCAACTGCTTCAGCCCATGCTGGACATTTCCGTGCATTGTTGGAAGAGTTAAAGTTAAAACGTGAGTTCATGCCAGAAATTATCATGATTGATTACCTAAACATCTGTGCAAGCCAAAGATTGAAAATGGGTGCAAACGTAAACTCTTATACATATGTTAAGACAATCGCTGAAGAACTTAGGGGATTGGCTGTTGAATATAATGTTCCAATTATGTCAGCAACTCAAACTACTCGTTCTGGATTTACAAACTCAGACCCAGGACTTGAAGATACTTCAGAGTCGTTTGGTTTACCAGCAACTGCAGATTTTATGTTTGCTTTAGTAAGTAATGAAGAATTGGAAGCATTGAATCAAATTATTGTTAAACAGTTGAAGAATCGTTATAATGATCCAAACTATTACAAGCGATTTGTAATAGGTATTGATAGAGCAAAGATGAAGTTATATGATGTAGAAGTTTCTGCTCAGAATGGTTTAGCTGATGTTGGATTTAAAGATGATGACAAACCCTTATTTGATAAAAGTGACTTTGGCAAACGACTACATAGTAATGGTAACAATGGACCATTCAATGGGTTTAAGTTTTAAGGAGAATACAAATGGTAAAAGTAATTGTAGCTGAAAACAAATATGACATGACTCACATGATGGGTCAGTTTCCAACTGATAAAGATTATGATTTTTTAATTGAAGAAGATATTGACGTATACATGCCAGAGGTTCCTGGTCATCCAGAGATGACATACTCTGAAGAAAGAATTGTTCTTAAATTTAGAAAGAATTACTTTAGTAAAGAACAACAAGATGCGGCATATGCTGGGTTAAGAGAAGCTGCAGTTGAAACTCAGAATCGTGGTATTGCAGCTGGACCACGTCAGGGTTCTTTGGGTAATCGTCAATGGGTAACTGAGTATGAATATGAGATGCTTGATCAGTTTTTAAAACCAACAGAAAATCTATTTGGTGAAGATCCAATTGAAGAAGTGCGTAAGAAATACGCTGGTAAGAAAGACAATGCGTCTAATCGTGCACGTGTTTGGTCAATCGAGCGTGTAAAGAAAGAGAACTTTAAGTTTGAAGAGTGGGTTGATTCCATGAAGCAACTTTCACCAGATGAAGCCAAAGAGAAAGCAGAATACGTAGCAGAAAAGTTAATCTGTATGACTACCTATGCCAACTCAGTAAACTCTGGGATTGCTGGTTGGTTTGATCGCTACCCACGTATTCCTTATGGTCGTGCAACTTCTTATACTCGTGATCAGTTTGACAAATTTAAGATGTCATTTCCATTTCTTCAAAGTCTTGCCAAAGGTTTCCAAGAACTACTGCCTTGGAGATATGAGAATCAAATGGCGGCAGCACGTAAGATTGATTCTGGGTTCTTAGTTCCAGGAACTCCTTTCACAACTATTACTGTGAATAAAACATTCCGTACTGCATGCCACTTTGATGCTGGTGATTTAAATAGTGGTTTGTCAAATCTACTCACTCTTTCAAACAATGGTAATTACTCTGGTTGTTATCTTGTTGCACCAGAGTATCGTGTGGCTGTAAACGTGAGACCTGGAGATCTGCTGTTGATTAACAACCATGAAGTTATGCATGGCAATACTGAGATTGTTTGTCATGACGATATTGCTGAGCGTATTTCTTTGGTATGTTATTTTCGTGAGAAGATGCTTGAGTTGGGTTCAAAGCAGTATGAAGATACTCGTTTCCAATTCGTTGAAGATCGTAGACTTAACAAAGAACACAAAGAACAACGTGCACTTTGGAATGGTGTAAGTCCAGGTATGTGGGAATCTGAAGAGTGGTTTGATTACCTACGTAATAAGATTGGTGAGGATGAGTTGTATAAGTATCACCCAGAAGCACAGAAGTCCTCTTCACTTGAAGGATTCTTCTGATGTGTTCAGTAGTTGGTGCAGTCATTCAGAACTTTAATGAAGGACATGCTGATTTACTAAAACGTGTGTTCCTTGAATCTCGTATTCGAGGAATGCATGCTACTGGAATATCTTATGTCAAGAATTATACAATTCATACTGAAAAGTTACCAGTACCTGCGAACGAATTTCCTTTCCGTTTTATGGACTATATCAATGAAGACGGAAATTTATATCTCGTGGGTCATTGTCGTTATTCCACTTCTGATCTTGAGTATAATCAGCCAATTAATAATGATACTATTTCGGTAGTTCACAATGGTGTAATTACTCAAGAACTTCCAGAGAACTGGAAAGAAAAGTATGGTTATGAATGTGTAACAAAGAATGATACTGAATTGATTCTTAAGTCATTGGAAGATGCGCAATCTCCACTGCAACATTGGGCTGACTCATCATTGGCTGTTTGTGAATTACATTTCTGCAAGAAGATTAGATTTTATCGTAATGGTAAACGTCCGATTTACTTTACTTTAATTGAAGGTGGAACTATAATTACTTCTACAGAAGACATTGCTGTTCGTTCTGGTTTGACTCAAACTGCTGAGGTTCCATACAATACATACCTTACAGTTGATGACAAGAACGTAATGATGGTGGAAAGAGTGAGTGTAAATAATAAAGACTTACAACTGGTAGACTATGAATATGAAACAATACGAATCTAGTAAATTTACATATGGCATGGAGATAGAGTGGGGAGATGTTCCTCGCTCTTTTTCAATTCCAGAACATCTCGGCACATGGGAATATAGTGAACGAGATATCATTAACCTAAGAGAGCCGTATCAATACGTTTGTGCGGATCCATTAGGCGAATCACCTCCAGTCGGCGGTGAAATTAATACTAAGCCAACCAAGACTTGGCAGGAGCAGGTCGATCGTTATTTTGAAATCCAGAAACTCTTTGAAGACAATGGCACACCACCAACAGTTTGCACAACTTGTCATACA